CTGAAAATCTATATGCTAATATGTTCATAGGATTGAATAGCATACCAATAATCACCATTACGATAAACATAATAATTTGTCTTTTATATAAACTTGATTTCATTTATATATATAATACAAAGATAAAAATCGGCGGTTTAAATGTTCAAATGTGTAAATGAAATGCTATTAACAATTGATATTAATGAAATAAAACTCTTCTTTGATTTGAAAGGGCAAGATGATGTTATATCGGTTCTTCTCCCTTTATTAAAAAAGAAATATAATAATGACGAATTGAAACGTATATACATAAGTGGGTTTAATCGCCATTTTGTTGATATTATAAAAAAAAGTGATTTACCACTGAAATTGGGTTTTACAAGTGAAAATAATTTTACGTTTGATATTTATGATATGATAATAAAAAATTTAGATTTCATATGTATTCACTATAATGCACTCAATAACGAAACAATAGATTATTTTCATAAATATAATATATTGATTTTCACTTATACTTGTAAAAATGACTTTATTTTCAAACACATGATTAAATATAAAGTTGACGGAATTGTTACAAATTATCCTTTGAGTTAATCTGCATAAGTAGGCATCGCATCAATATCTATAATATCTGCATTATCATCATCAAGAGTTTCCATTTTATATTTACAGAAGAAAGGATATTCTAACTGATTCTCTGGTGTATGTTCATGAACTGTGCGCGCAATCATTTTATAGAGTTTAAATTCGGGAAATCGTTCTTCACCATTCTTCTTATATAATATATTCTTTGCCTTATCATCTAGACACCATCTATATATAGTCTTTTGTAAATCATCCATTTCACTAACCTGTTCATCGTCGATTATAAAATCGTATATAGATGTACCTAATCTACATAAATCAAAACTATAGTTAGGTTCTAATTTCGGGCGTTTTTTATTATAAAATGGGCCGAAATTGTATTGTGTAGCCGCGTCTCCTCCTGGATAAAAACTATCACTGCAGAATAATTGACCTTTAAATTTATAGATACTTCTCCCGAAATCAATTAATTTAAATATTTTTCCATACGTGGGAACTTTATAATAAACACCATTTACTTTATAATATAAGAATTCTTTTTCTGTAACCGAATACATAATATTATTTGTATGCAGATCATTATGTGTAAAATGAAACATCTTTTGATATGTAAATAGTGATAATATAACCTGCATTAATGCCGAACAACCATTATCTTCGTCAATTAAGCATTTTTCAAAAAGATCATCAATCGTTCCTTCGCATTTTTCTAGACAAATCATCTGAACGGGGAAATTATTAATGTAGGCATACATTTCGCCTTCTTCGTCGCTATCTGTTTCCAAATCGTCGCTATCATTATCGCTATCATTATCGTTGTCATTGTCGCTGTCATTATCGCTGTCATTATCGCTGTCATTATCGCTGTCATTATCACCATCATTATCACCATCATTATCACTGTCACTACTATCATCATTGTCACTATCATTATCACCATCATTATCGCTGTCACTACTATCATCATTGTCACTATCGTTTTTTACATACACCTCTTCAATAGTAGAATCAATTTGAACAACATCATTTGATATATCAAATGTTTGAACCAAATCTTCTGTAACAAAATCTGTAATTTCATTATCTGTAAATTCAAGTTTTATTCTTTTGCGTCTTGTATCAAATGAAGTGAAATCATGAATATGAGTCTCTGCTATATTATAAAGTTTATTGATATTATTGATAAAATATTTGGAATCGTTTAAATATTCATAATCATCCGTAATATTGAATTTGAACTTATCTTGGATTGACAAAAATGAACCATGATAGTCAATTGAATTAATAAAATTATGTTTATGCAGAGTGTGACTGCATAAAAACGAGAAGAACCCGTCAATATAAGATGCGTTATCTACATTGGTATATTTAGATGTTGTATCATTTAGTTTAGGTAATTGAAGCATAGAGTTCGGTTCTTTCTTAAATTTACCTATCAAATATCGAATGGGATCAATCAAAGGTGAATATTTGATAAATGTTTCCCTTTGAATAATATCACCCGACGGATTAACTACCGTTTTAAAATCCTTAAAATGATAAGCATGATTTAATTGGAAAGTATTATAGTTTGTTTCATTCATATTAAAAAACAAGGAATGAATTGGTTGGTAGTTTTGAATTTCTCTAACCTGAAAGGGGTTATAATTATTCGATATATCTTCATTTGTTCCCACGAAATCTTCTCTTAAAATATCCGACTGAATTTCGGGAACTTTTCTATATGCGATGAAATCAGTTTTCTTATTAATATCAAATCCGGACATATAACTAAAATAAATATTAAATAAATATTAAATGAACGTTTTATTTCGTTTATAGTATTAAATATATTTATATTTCTAAAATATATCATCTATGACTTTAGAATTGAGAAAATTTAACATGCGCGATATTACATTCAAACCAAATGAAAATAAAGGTCCAGTTGTAGTATTAATTGGTCGCCGTGATACAGGTAAGTCATTTTTGGTAAGAGATTTATTATTTTATCATCAGGATATACCAATTGGAACAGTTATATCAGGTACAGAAGCAGGAAATGGATTTTATAAAGACCATGTGCCTCGTTTATTTATACATGATGAATATAATACAGCATTAATTGAAAATATTTTAAGACGTCAAAAGACGGTTTTAAAGCAAGTGAAAAGAGAAATGGAGACATATAATAAAACAACGATAGATCCAAGAGCATTTGTAATCATGGACGATTGTCTATATGATCAATCATGGACACGTGATAAAATGATGCGTTTATTATTTATGAATGGACGTCATTGGAAAGTCATGCTGATTATTACTATGCAGTATCCTTTGGGTATTCCTCCAAATTTACGCACAAATATAGATTACGTATTCATATTGAGAGAACCATATTTAACCAATCGTAAGCGTATATGGGAAAATTACGCAAGTATGTTTCCAACATTAGAATCATTCTGTTCTGTAATGGATAATTGTACAGAGAATTTCGAATGTTTAGTTATTAATAATAATGCGAAATCGAATAAACTGACTGATCAAATTTTCTGGTATAAAGCGGAGAACCATCCGAAATTTAGACTGGGTTCCAAGGAGTTCTGGGATCTTTCTCAAGGGATGAATTCGGATGACGAAGATGAGGCATATGACCCAAACAAAAGCAAAAATAAAAAGGGCGGTAACATAATAGTAAAAAAAAAGAATTGGTAAAAAAAATATACAATTATATTATAGTATTTAAATGTTGTCAAAAATAATTGGTGGTTACGTTTTTACCACAAGAAAAACGGTAAAGAGTAAAACGGTAAAGAGGAAGTCATTGAGGAGGGCGCGGTCGAGGAGGGCGCGGTCGAGGGGGAGGAAATCATCGAGGGGGAGGAAATCATCGAGGGAGAGGAAATCATCGAGGGAGAGGAAATCAACCAGAAAAAATCAATAGAGATATATTTGTGCGTCAGTGAATTATAATGTATTAAATACGTTATAATTTATATTTTCAATCTGTTTTATTGATATTATCACGAACAAGTTCGTTACGAACATTTACACTCGTTGGATCAGAGGCGTCCCGACTATCAAAGTCAACAGTATCCTTAACGCCTACCAAATCCCCTTCCTCATTCAAACTCTGTGTTAATACATTACCACTCTCATTTGCTTTCTTGATATTCTCTTCAATTGCTGATCGTTTAGCATCTTTAACGCGTTTATCGAATTCCTCCTTTGCTCTTGACTCATTTACAGCCTTATCATTATGTAACTGGTTCAACTCTTCCTCCATAAACTCAATGCGTCCGGTCTTATAAGCATCTGGATCCCAAGGAATCCACATACCAACTGGTCCAACAAAGATGTCGTGGTTAGGGTCAAAGTCGCGGATCTTCTTACATCTTAATTCGGCCTCCTCCTGAGTATTGAACACACCGCGCAATTTCAAACCTCTAACCGAAGTCTGGAACTCGTGCTTCCTATTAAATTCCTCGTTCAAATCCGACTCATGCTTATCCATAAAAGTCTTCCAATCTTCTTCAAGAGACGCATCTCTCAAAGTTGCGTGTTCCTCCTTTACAAATTCTTG